GGCTGAGTGAGTACGTGCTTTCTGCATTATACTCGCCGGATTGTTCCATAGAAGTCAGCTTAAAGCAACCGCTCCAATAGTCACCAGAAGTGTTAACGCATACCTGCCAGTTTTTAAGATATTGACCAAGTGCAATAGTGCGAGCTTTTTTAAACGTGAACTCATCTTTGAATACGCCTTCACCAGAAAGGGAAACGCCTCGGATACCAGCTTGGTCGAGGATTTCTTTCCATTGGCTAGAATCTTGGTTCGTAATGTCGATAGCTTCGCCCTCAAACGAGAACGAAGTAGAACGAAGACCTGCGATAGTGCGGAAATATTCTACAGCCGTACCCGTTCCATCAACGTCGATAGCGATAGGAGAGCCACCTTCAGTTGTAGCAAGTTGGAAAGTGTTTGTCGTAGGAGTTACGACGTAATAGTTAGTGTCAACGGCTGGCAATGTAGGACCAGTTACAGCCGAGAAACGAACAATGTCCCCAGCTACCAATCCGTGATTGTTTTTTGTAACAGTATCACCAGTATTTTGAAAAGTTACAGCGCCAGAAAGACCGTTTCCTACTTTCAAAAGGAAATCTTTTCCGCCCTGTGCAGTTTGTGTTTGTGCCATTTTTAGTTGCCTCCCATGAGAAGTTTAAATCTTTGTATGCCATGATACGTTACCGAATCAGGATCTACAACAATGTTAGAAAAATCAAAGCGCATAGATACTACGGTAAACCCGCTTACCGAAAAAATATACCTATGCAATAAATTATAAATATCGTTTTGTATGTCGTGAAGTGAGGCGCGGCCTCGGCTTCCAGGTCTAGCCCACAGATTAATCGTAATCGTGGCCTCAAAACCGTCAAAAGTATGGGTATCCCACGGTGCAAAATCCATCTCGCCTATTTGGACAAAAGGATAGGTCTGATTCTGTGGGATAAAATCAAATACGCCTGTTAATTTTGCCATTAGCGCCGCGTTACCTGTAAGGCGTGAGTAAATGGCCTTCTGTAATAAAAGTCTTCCGTCGGTCATTTTAAAGCCTTTTTCACAGCTTCTTCAAAGTTGCTAATAATATTTTTTAAATTTTTTAAATAAGCAGGAAATAGCCACGGACGTGGGGCGACATCTCTAGTGCCGAATTCCATCCAAGATCCATGCTTAACATTTGTTCCTACAAAGCCAATATTTTTAGACGAGTCGACTTCCCATCGTATCCCTCGCGCGAGCGTCCCTGTGTCTGAGTTTGGAGGAAAGCCTGGCTTAGAGGCCGTATGCTCAACAGACCCGCGAGTATAAGTTACGCCCTTAGATTCATGCGCGTAAATAGATTTAACAGCGTCAGCGTGAATCATAACAACGCTTGAGCCAAGCGCTTCTAACAAAGCCTTATCCTGTTTTTCAGGAACTTTTTCTAGCTGCTTTACGATCTTATCAAGATTGATAGGCTTAAAAGATACGGAAAAACTCACGTCCCGCTCCTTTCAGTTGCTAAAATCTTGATCCATTCTTTCACTTCATCAACAATTATAATCGACTTTATCTCGAAAATCCGTGAGTCAAAACTAATACGCATTTTTGCGTCAAGACTGGCAATATATCGAATAACAATTTCGTGATCTACTCTAGGCTCAATGCGCTGTGCAAAATTGATTTCCTTTACACTTTTAGGAGTAATTTTAGCCCAAACAGTAGCAAACGTAGACCAACTCTCCGCCTGCCCACCTGAATCATTAGGCGTAAGAGTTAGCGTCTGGATAACAATCCTATGGCGCAAATCTGAAGGCGTATACTCACAGCATCCCATCAAATTCTCATAATCCTATAAGGCGCTAGAATCGCCATAGTTGCGCTCGAAATTGAGCTATCGTCACAGCCTCGGTTTGAATAAAACTTTCCAGCCAGCTCCATAATAGCTTGGTTAATTGCCTTTGGAACGTCAGACCCAGCAGCTCCATATCCGCAAATAAATCTAATTTGAATACCGTTTACAGGACGCAAGAAAGTTGTAGGCCACGTTCGATCATTCTTAAGAGACAATCTTCCAGGCTCAGAATATGTGTCGACAATATAATCAGTGCTAGGCATCGTGTAATCAGTGCCGTCGTCATCATACGTCTTTAAATACGTTACAGATTGCAGAGGGAAAAATGGAATTTGAATAACCTTTTTTACAGATATATATTCCGACAGCTTTCCTTCTTGAACGCCATCTTTTAACGCATCTATTTTAAACTCAGATGGGAAACAATCTTCCCACATATCCCAAGTCTGAGTAATAAGTTTTCTATTTAAAAAAGATTCAACAGTGCGAGTTGCTGCACTGATAAAATTCGTTAGCATCGTATCATCTGCGCTAGTGTCGATACGCAAATAAGTTTTTAATTCACTTAGGCTTACGGGGTCTACCCCTGGTGCGCTTATTAGCTTTAACGCTTGCATTTTTTACCCCACCTAAACTTTTATTAAAAACTGGCTCCTGAATAGCGTCAGCTAAAAAAGAGCCAGTAAAATCTTTGGCAACGTCATCAGGTAGATCATACTCTAAACCTGCATAAAGCCATTCTCCGTTTTCGAAGAAAGTTTTTTTCATTCTAATTAACATAAAAGATTGGGGGGCGGTATTTCTACCAACCCCCCAGCCATCCCCCAGATACTAAGTAGCAGGAAGGTGTGCAGGAAGAAGGACCGCATGAGCAGCAAACGAAATGCCGTTCGTGTGGGTTCCAACCAAGTTACCTACAACGCGCACATATCGTTTTGAACCGATATAATTGCACTTGTAGATAGCGTCGTCTTCCGCTGCGTCGTCGATTTTAGCAAATGTACCAGTGTTAGCACCAGTCACAGCCACGTCGATGTCAGCATCAGCACAATCGCTCCAAGAGCTGTTGTCATCTGAATGCTCAACTTCAAGAGCCAAGTAAACAGAACCCGAAAGAGTGTCGCCAGAAGTACCAACGTGTGCAACAAGTGCAACGCCGATAGAATCTTGCGTATCAACTCCAGAACCGTTTACGTCAGCAGTTCTCAAAAGTGGCAAAACAGAGTTTACCAATTTCAAACCATTTTTTACGTCTTTAATTACGCTCATTTTTTAACTCCTAATTAAGTAGAACATTTGAGAAGTTTGATAGCTTCAAAGTTTTTAACATCGCCACCGACGCGCTTGGTCGTGTAGAATTCGACGTTAGGCTTGCTGCTGAATGGATCGCGCAGAACGCGGATTCCAAAACGGTCAACAATTTGATAACCAGCTTTGAAGTTACCGAATGCGATAGGAAGATTGTTAGCACCTTCTGCTTGCATATCGTCTGCTTCGTACATTGGGAAACCTAACAACATATCAGGCTGGCCGAGTTGCAAAGAAGGCTGCCAGAGGTATTGATTCTGACTGTCTTTCAATTTACGAACAGCAGCAACGGTAGCACGCTTCAACATGAACGCAGCGCCAGTTTTGTAAGCAGCTTTCAAAGCATAGCTAAGGCTGATGAGGCCGTCAGCAGTGATAGCAGAAGCAGAACCAGAAACGATTTGTTCAATTTGTTGGAAAGAAGTACCAGCAGCATAGCTCAAGATACCGCGAGGTTTACCAACGCCATCGCCAGAGATGAATGCAGTAGCTTCGCTACGTGCAAACTTGTCAGCAACTTTCTCAGCAAGCCATGCTTCAACATTCAACATAGCATCGTCAAGAAGTTTCTGAGTTGCTTTAGGCTTAGCATAAAGCTCATGAACTGCGATGACGATTTTCTTGAGTTGTGCAGTGTCAGTCTCAGAACGAGCAGCAGTTTCACCAACCCACGAAGCATCAACTTCGTCAAGGTCTTCGATGATTTCAAGTTGATCGCTAGAAATCGTAGCAACGCTTGCAAGTTGACGCATAGGCGACGACTCGTAAACTTTTTTAACGATTTCAGAAGACATTTCAGGAAGAACCAAATAGCCGCCGTCTGGATCAGATCCAACGGAAAGAGCTTTAACTTCTTCAACAGAAAGTTTCTCAGCGCCTTTAGCCATGAACTTGCGGAACGCTTGTTTAGCAAGTTTTTGCTCTTCAGACTGGCCGCCTTTAACTTCAGTTCCAGCAGTTCCAGCACGTTGAACAGCAACTTGAGCAGCTTTAACTTCGTTGCTCAAACGGTCGATCTCAGCGTTAGCTTTTTCTACTGCTGCTTTTGTTTCAGCAGTTTCAAAACCTTTTTGCTCAAGTTCTTTAATACGTTTATCGTTAAGTTTTTTAAATTCTTCGAACGCAGATCCAATCGCGTCCATTTTGGTTTCTAGACTCATTTTATTTTACCCCTTCGGTTAATGATTTAAGGAATCTATCTAACGATTGGTCTAATGCCGGATCGTTTTTGATAGGTGCTGGAGCGGCTCCATGTTTTTTAAGGAGTGCGCCAGCGATAACATCAGGCGATACGCCTAATGCATTTGCTTTTTCAAAAATCATGTCGACGATATTGGTAGCAGTAACGTCTTGCCATGATTTTGCAGCCGTAACCATTGCCTGATTATTCATAGGAAAGATTACGAGCGAGTATTCGTAGAGTTTTAGTTCTTTTAAACGACGAACAGCAGGACGCTCTTTATCAGGCATAGCCTTGATTACGCCGTAGCCAATAGAAAGACCCATCTTGGCACCAACCTCTAGAGCCTGCTGTGCAATCTCGTAGCGGTCTTTACCTAGTTGAGTTTTCAAATTGATCTGTCCTTCTACAAAAAGGCCCTTCTCGTTCTCCTCGGCTCTTACGTTCCAACCAATTGGCTTAGATGGGTCATGGTCTGCCAAAATAGGGATCAAACCACGAGTCTCTTGGATTGTTTTCTTGAAAGCGCCAGCGTCTACAACGTCATCGCCAAAGTCAATGTTTCCAAATGTTGACGCAAAGCCACGTATGATACCCTTCTTGGAGTCAGCGTCTTGGACTTTGAATTCGAAAGTCTTAATTTCTGGTTTCATCTAGTGATAACCTTTCTCTCTTCTCCATCTACCATTTGTGTCTCTACATTTAGTGAGCGCTTGAATATGACAGTTTTAAATTTGTCGTCCAAGATTAGTTTTACCCAAAAGTTTTGGTTTTTTCCTTGCGGCATACCTTGAATGTCGAATGGCGACAGAGTGACTTCGATTTCGCCTCTACTATCGTTTAAAATTTTAACGTGTCCAAATGCCATCCGTTTAACCAAGCTATCATTCTCGTATGGAAAAATTACTTCAATGTCGTCGGGATTTCCTAGTGGTTCTGACACTCCAAATTGATTTAAAACTCTAAGTTTCAACGGTTCCACTGATATACCCCTCTAAAAAGTCATCTGCTTGTTCTTTGATGACAGTCCCCTGATAATAATTATCATACTTCGCTGCCTGTTCGTCTAGTAGCGCGCGAGATATTTCTTCTACCTCGGATCTGTAGAACGTTTCTGATGAATTTGAATATTCTTTGTTATTTTCTATGCTGTATAGAGCGATAACAAAGTCTACTTCTGGCATTACGAATTGTTTTGTATCGTAAAATCCATCCATAAGATGAGAAAGTGGCCCTTCAAACAATATATTGCTAGATGGGCTAATGACTTTAGCCATTATTTTCAATTTACTGTTACCGTCAGAAATTTGAACTGATAAAGGGACTATATCACCAAGTTTAATCATTCTTTTTCTCTTCGATAGGCTTCAACATCCTAAGAATCTGAATTAAAGTCTCAACCTCTACAAAAGGACGCGCCATCAAATAAGCGCCAATCTTCTCAGCTTGCTCTAATGTAATCTCAAATTTCATTCTAAAATCTCCTCGACGTTATCTACCG